ATCTCTTTCATACATTTTTCAACAAAAGGGAATGGTGTTAAATCAATATTTTTGGACACTTGAAATGAAGTTGAAGTCAAATCAAGTATACCATCTTTTGAGGCATGCGGTTTCAGTTGAGCGGGTTTTCGTAGTTCATCAAAAACTCCAAATATTTGCGATTTGGAGTAGCTGGAATCGGTTGGAATATATGCAAAATTCTTTGTGTCAATAGTTACGGCTGAGGGAAGAACATGCTTGTCTATAGAAAGACTAACATTGTTCGTTGGAGGAGTTTTAAAATACTTGCGCAAGGCGTTTATGGTTTCCTTTGAGAAAATACGCGACGTTCCAAATTCTGTTCTGTTTGAGGTCACCACTGCAACATGGTGGCCTAAAACAAAACCGTCAGTATTCACCAGAAGGGATCCACAAATACCATCCAAATTCAAATCATAAAAGACATTTGTTGTGTCTCCTATTTCAGATTGAAATTTGGTTCGCGGATGATAAAATTTTAACTTTAGATCGGTTACACGTACCTTATCCATTTTATGAAGTGCTTTTGGAGTAATTAAAAATAAATCATAATTAGAAGAAGATTCTGGAATAGTGATAAGGCTAGTGTAAGATGGCATGGCGTCTGGGAGGCGACATATTACTATATCGTCATTGATGCTGTGCCAAACAATCTTAGCTAAAGCTTTGTCGTATAGTATTTTATTTGGGCTAGAATAAATCGTAACAAAAATTTCAACGGTGGGGTCAGAAAAATTAAAACAATGCATTGGAGCACTAAAGTGTTTACCTGATAACACAATAGTGCTACTTTCGGTCCGGTACTTATTATCAACAAGATATGAAAACTGAGCAACAAAAGTTTGATCTTTAAATCGTCGCAACTGAGGGATATCTATTTCATTTTGTAATGAAAAAATGTCCTCAATTGATTGTGGGACAACTTGATCAATCTTCAATTTCTCATATTTGTCAGAATGATAATGTTTAGATATCTTGTTAACAGTAAGTTTTTGAGTATCGTCGTAGAGGCGGGTGATGGCTGAATATGCGGCGTAAGAAACAATAGATGCGATGGCTAAAAGAACGCATCCATCAGAAGTTATTAAATCAAAAATAGTAGTACTTAAAGAATCATAATTTGGTAACAAAGATTGTATATAAGATAAAATGTTTAAAATTGTATCAGATGTTTTAGAAATTAAATCATAAAAAGTGGAAAGATAAGAATCGCCACTTTGAAAACTAGCGGCGTCAGAAAATGCGGGGTAGTCTTGAAACACTTGAGTTTGCTGTATTATCTCTGTGTTGCGTCGGATGGAGAGAGCAACATATCGATGAATATAACATTTAACATTGTCAATGGAGACAGTGTCTAAATCAAATGTATCAACAACATCCCATTGAGATGTATTTAAATTAAAAACTTTAAAAATTAATTCTCCTGTAAACGTCCTGTTGACTCCATTAGTCGTTAATCTTACGTTGGCAAAATCAAAAACTCGGAGTCTGCGATATAATGCGTTTCTATCAGATATACCACAATCTGCTGTTAATGTGATATTAAGATTATTAGTAGATAACATTAAAACGCGTGATGTAAATTCCTTTGTTCCTTTAAGTTTCGCA